AATAAACGACCATGTACCCAATTTGAGACAAATGATAATAAATATTTAGGAGCATCTAATACAAAATATTTTCAAAATAATGACATTCTTGGATACAATCTAAAACTATTAAAAATAAATAATATTGGTAATATGATTGATTTTATTTGTTCGGAAGATGCGATTAATGTATATCTAGAACAAACGTCAAATCAAACGTCAAATCAAACATCTAATTATAATAAAAATCAAAACAATGAAATCATGAATTACATTTATGACAGAGGGATTGAATATGAGAAACATGTTTGTAATAAATTAAAATCATTATGTTCTAAATATCATCTTTCATATATTGAAATCGTTAATGGAAAACCAAATTATAATAATTATGGTATTTACTTAGAAACAACAAAAAATGCAATGAACGAAGAAATAGATATTATATATCAGGGTATGATCCAAAGTCCTGTATCGTCTAAATATAAGTTTCGTGGATTTCCAGATTTATTGGTGTCTAAAAAAGCATTCAAATTATTGTTTCTAAATTTTATTGATAAATCAAACAATTTTAATACCAGTTTAGATGTTAATCTTAATGATACTATTAATAATTATATTGTGATAGATGTTAAGTCATCAACCATTCTTCTAAATGCGGATGGAAAAACTGCACGTAATACTGGATTATTAAAATATTACAAATCACAGTTAGCGACGTATGGGTATATAATGGGAAGTTTGAATCCAAAAAAACAGGTTCTAACATATATTTTACCATATAGTTTGAAGATGGATTATATAATTAATAAACAAAAATATGATACTACGATCATAAATCCATTAAAAGATAACAAATATTGTTTAGTAAATATTGACATAGAAAATAAAGATAACGAATATTTTCTTAATTTGAATAATATTTATAATCTATATTTAGACTGTTTAAATAAATATGAAAAATGTATTAATAGTAATGAATATAAATTTTTATATGAGAGTCAAATTAAGGAGTTAAATGAGATGTATTCAAATGATGACTATATTAATCTGGAAAAAGTAAAGAAATGTAACAAATTATTATCAGTTGATATAAATAAATTGAATACATGTGATTTTGCAGATTTTGATATTCCTTTTGTTAGAAACAATTTTGGAGCAAATGAAAAAGCATCTATTAAAAATTGGATTGCAAAACAGACAAGATCATTGAGTTTGTTGAGAGGGTTTAACCATAAAGAATTATTGATGTTAAAAGAAAGAGGTATTTATAGTTATTTACAGACTGCAGATATTCTTGAATATTTAGATAATCGTTTAGAGAAACGCAATGATGTAAATCTAATTAAGTCGATTGTAATTGCAAACAGTGATAAACATAAGAGTCCAATATATTGTTCTAATATCAAGAACAAATTAAATGAATTCAATAACAAATTCATTAATAAAAAAATAATTTGTTGTCTCGACTTTGAAACTATTCCTTTGAAACTCATTAATAATAAAGAATTAATTTATGATGTAGATGAAGCTGATAATGATACATCGCAAGTAATTGACAGATCTAGTGAAGAAGGTAGTCAAAAAATATTTATGATAGGATGTAATTTTTATATAAATGATGGAAATTCGTTTGTTCCTTTACATAATCTTCAAGTAATGTTAGATGATATATATGACGATTATAAGAATGTACTAGATATCAATAATGACATTTATAAATTATTTTTAAAATTAGAAAAAGAGGTTGTGAATGTTAGAAACACAAATAAAGTTTCAAATAATGAGATGGCATTTGTTATTTGGTCTCCATATGAAATTTCTATTATGAAACAATTTAATAAATTAAATTCGTATGGTAGAGGTAAATTTAAATTTGATGCCAAACCCAATGATGCATCTTTATTCAATATTAGAATCATAGATTTGATGAAAGTATTTGCAGATAATGAAAATCCGATTGGAGTTAGAGGTGCATTTGATTGTTCTATCAAGAGTATCGCAACTGGACTTTATAATAATGGACTTTTAACAGATAAACAACTTTGGACGAGTGATAACATTGTGAATGGTTATGATGCAATGTATTATGCATTATGGTATTACAGTGACAAGGATAATGAGAAATACAATAAGATTTTTGAGAAGATTAAGTCGTACAATATGACGGATTGTGAAATTATGAACGACATTATCAATACCACATATAAATTATTAAATGAATAAATTATTATTTATTATAAAATAATAATTTATAAGATTGTTTCAGATTTAATTAAATTGAATGATTTATATTTTTTAAAAATATAACTATATGCTAAACTATTTTTTTTTGATTTTTGAGAAATAAAATATCCATCATAGAATTTTTCAAAACCAATGATGAAAAAAACAATCAATGATACAACTGTTTTATAATCATATATATTCATTATTAAATATATTGAACTAAATGTGAAATTAAAAATATATAAATAAAGAATCCATTTATAACATCTAAATAATCGATCATTCCAATCTTGTAATCCTTCAAATAAAGATGCATGCACTACATTATTTCTATGCATATTTAAATTGTCATCCGGTAAAGTGTCATCATATTCAAAATATTTTATAATCCAAAGATCTCTAACAAACTCAATCACACAAATAAACAAAATATTTGTGACAATTGTCATATTTAATATGACTGCAACAATTCTAAAATAATCAGAAAATACAAATATATCAATAGCAGTACAAATATGATCGTATATTGCAACAGGAAATATATTACAATGATGAGGCACATTAAAAATTAAAAATGTAGATGCAAATCCTTTGATCGATTCTTTTATCAGATTTATTGTTGTTAATAACCTGTACTTCGTTGTTTTAGTCGTTTTACACATATGCTATATATATATTATTTTTACTCTTAAGCTTTATAATTATATTATAACATTTAAGATGATTGACATCTTAAATAAAAAAATTGATTTTATCATTATTAGATATATATAAAATATTATATATAGTATATATAATGGTAAGAATTATTACAATTGAGGGTAATATTGGGAGTGGTAAATCGACGTTATTTGATAGTTTAAGCGCGACTTTGAAAGATGATAGACGATTTATATTTTTACCAGAACCGGTCACAATGTGGGAAACTTTTAGAGATAAAGAGGGTACAACAATTTTAGAAAATTTTTATAAAGACAATGAGAAATATGGTTTCTCATTTCAAATGTTAGCATGTATTACGATCTATGAACTTCTTAAAAAGAAAATGGATGAATATCCTAATGCTACTATTATTTCTGAAAGAGGATTATATACAACCAAATTAGTGTTTGGTAAGATGTTATATGATGCTGGTAAAATTGATTATATTAATTATCAAATATATCAAAAATGGTATGATGTTTTTGCGAAAGACTACAAGGTCGATAAAATAATATATGTGAATACGGAACCATCTATTTGTGCTAAAAGGATAATAAAACGGTCAAGAGATGGCGAAGATAATATTCCAATAGATTATTTAAAAAAATGTGATTTATATCATAAAAAGATGTTATCGTCTGGGATATGTAACGATATTATGGAAATAGATGGATCTATTGATATATATGAGAATAATAATCAATTAGATATTTGGAAGAATGATATTATTAAATTTTTGTCATCTAAACCTAAATATTAAATCATTATAATTTCTAATTAAATTTTTTTATATATCTTTTATAATAATGAGTGAAACCAATAAAAATAATATTGTATTAGACAAATATATTAATAAAATTATCATTGATGGGGGCAGTGATTATCCTCCAATTAACGATCCAAATTTTCAAAAAGATATTAAAAAAATATTCAGTAAATTTGTTATCAAAAAAGAACCAAGTTTTAAAGAATTCTGTTTTCCTGAAAAATTTACATACCAATTACCTCAGGTTTTTGTTGCCGATTTTATTAATCCTGATACTCCATACAAAGGTATCCTATTATATCACAAAATTGGTGCAGGTAAAACGTGTGCTGCTGTAAATATAGCGGAACAGTGGAAACACAAGAAGAAAATAATGTTTGTCTGTCCTGCATCTTTAGTGGGTAATATGTATAAGGAACTTAGAACTCCTTGCGCTGGTACAGAATATATTTCAGAAAAAGAGAGAAAACAATTGTCATCATTAGAACCAGATTCAGACGAATATATCGATCTAATTGAAACCGTTAATAAAAGAATAGATAAATATTACACTATCATTTCTTATAATAAATTCGTTGATTTATCTCAAAAAAGAAAAATTGATCTCACTAACTATATATTAATCATTGATGAAGTTCAAAATGTTGTGTCGGAAACTGGTACTTATTATAAAACTTTTTATAAAGAAATTCATAAAGCTCCGTCATCTCTCAGAGTAGTTATTATGTCTGCTACTCCAATATTCGATAAACCGATTGAATTAGCTCTAACAATGAACCTTCTAAAACCAAAAGAAGAAATACCAATAAATCCAACATTTAATGACACCTTTTTACAACAAACTAAAAATGGTGACAATATTGATTATCAAATTAAAAATCCCGATAAACTTCAAAAAATGTTAGCAGGTTATGTGTCTTACTTTAAAGGTGCTCCATCTTACGTCTTTCCTAAACGAGTCGGTAAAGTTGTTAAATGTCGTATGAGTAAATATCAATATTCATGTTATAAAACTGTTCTGGGTGAAGAGGGTGGAATTAAAATTGGTGATATTATGAAATTACCTAATAATTTTTATATTGGTACTCGTATGATATCAAACGTTGCTTTTCCAAATCGTCTTATTAAAGAAGAAGGTTATAATGCTTTCAAAGGTCGATTCTTGAAAGAAGAACTTGAAAAATATTCTACAAAATTTTATAAAATTCTCAAAAATATTAAACGATCACCTGGTCCCGTTTTCGTCTATTCCTCCTTCCGCGAATATGGTGGCATTCAATCTTTTATTAAAGTTTTGGAAGCGAATGGATTCAAAGATTTATTAGGACATGGCGAAGGTCGTAATAGATATGCTGTTTGGTCGGGCGATGAAAAAGCTACTGATAAAGAATACGCCAGAGATATTTATAATAAAAAAGATAATTTTGATGGTTCAAAACTTAAAGTCATTTTAGGGTCTCCTGCGATTAAAGAAGGTGTATCATTGTTACGAACTAGACAAATCCATATTATGGAACCGTATTGGAATATGTCAAGATTGGAACAAGTAATTGGACGTGGATTTAGGTTCTGTTCTCACAAAGATCTTAAC